TCGGGGCGACTGTGTGTGTCCCACGATCGGGTGACCCCTTCGGTGGGGTACAGTCGGGGTCATGCGGCGCTGGCGGCTCCTCGTGTTCGCCGCGCTGGCCGCGCTGGCCGCGTGCGGGACGCAGGCCGAGATGACGCCGACGGACTACCCGCACGAGTCGACGACGACGACCGTGGCCGCCACGACGACGACCGGGTGCCCCGACTGCGTGCCGAACACGCAGATCGGTGGCGGCACGACGACGACGACCACGAGCCCGCCGACGACCTCGACGACGCTGCCGCCTACGACGACGTGCCCCGACTGCGTGCCGAATACGCAGGTCGGCCCGACGACCACGGTGCCGAGCCCGCCGCCGCCACCGCCGGGGGCGACGACCACCTCGACGACGAGCCCGCCGACGCCGGGGACCACCTCGACGACCGGGCCGCCGCCCACGAGCGCGCCGGTGTCGGCGACGACGGCCGCGCCCGCACCGCCGACGTCGGCACCGGCCGCACCGCCGGGAGCGCTCCCGCCGACTCGTTGACAGCTCGGCGCATCATGACCTCGTGGAGCTGCCGCCCGCGGTCGTCGTCGAGTGGCGCAGCTCGCACCACCTCGGGCAGACCGAGCTGCGGGCGCTGTGCGCCGCCGCCGACGCCGGTGACCCGCATCCGATCACGACCGGGCTCGACCTGCTCCGATCGCTCGGAATCGGGGACGTCTCGCTTCGATCCCCCTCGATCGTTACGATCGGGGACGATGGCCCGCCGTCCGCAGTACTCCTCGCCGCACCAACGGGCGCGAGCGCAGCTCCTCGCGACGTGCCCGCCGTGCTACTGGTGCGGGCGGCCGAGGGCCACGATCGCCGACCACGACCCGCCGGTGGCGAGCGTCCCCGACGGAGCGTCGTGGCACGGCGTGCTGCGCCCGAGCTGCCGTGAGTGCTCGAACCGCCAGGCGATGCAGCTCGGCGGCCGGGTGCCCGGCGGGCTCGGCATCCGTGCTCGGCTCAAGCGCGGCGTGCCACCGCCGAGTCGGCCGTGGTAGCTCAAGGGCTCACCCCGCCGCGGGTGGGCACGCCGCGGTCGAGGGCCAAGACGCTCGGCGGCGCGGCCGCCACCGTGGCTCGTGGGCTCGGCGTCGAGTGGTGGCCGTGGCAGCGCTACGTCGCCGACACCTCGATGGAGCTGCGCCGTCGGCGGCTGTCGGTGCAACAGCTCGACGCACCGCGGGTGCGCTTCGTGTCGGGGCAGGTCGGCGTCGAGGTGCCCCGCCAGTGCGGCAAGTCGATCGTCGCCAGAGTGCGCGGCTGGACGCAGTGCCTCCTCCCCGAGCTTGACGGCGTCGAGGAGCTGTGCGGCGGGGCCGTCGGCGCGCAGCACGTCGGCTGGCTGTGCCAGGACCGGGCCAACGCGATCCGCTCGTGGCTCGACGCCGTCGACATGCTGATGCAGTCCGAGTACCGCAGCGCGGTGCGCCGGGTGCGGACGCAGCGCGGCGACGAGTCGGTGGCGTTCAAGAACGGGAGCTACCTGCGCGTGGTGACGCCGAGCCGCACCGGCCCTCGTGGGCTCGACCTCGACCTGATCCTCCTCGACGAGGCGTTGGCCCACGAGGTCGCCCTCCTCGCCGCCCTGGCCCCGACGCAGGCCGCCCGTGATCAGAACCCGCGCTCGATCGGCTCGCAGCTCCTCGCCCTGTCCAGCGAGGGCGACGAACGCTCGACGTTGCTGGCGACGCTGGCCGAGGTGGGCCGCCGGGCCGTCGCCGAGGGCGACCGCACCCGCATGTGGTTCGAGTGGTCGGCCGACCCCGAGGCCGATCCCTACGACCCGCGGACGTGGGCGCTGGCGATCCCGACGCTCGACCGGCCGGGCGGCATCTCCACCGAGTTCATCCGCATGCAGTCCGAGACGATGGACGTCGACGACTTCCGCCGCGAGTATCTGTGCCTCCACACGCCGCGCCCCGCCGCGCAGGTCATCGACCCCGACCGCTGGGAGCTGTCGCCGAGGGGTGCGCCGTCGGGGGCCATCGTGTTCGCCGTCGACATCACGCCGTCGGGCAGCTCGGCCAGCCTCGTCGCCGTCGGCTCGGCCGACCGCGGCTACGCCGTCGAGTTGGTCGACAGCGCGCCCGGCGTCGAGTGGCTGACCTCGGCGACGATCGAGAAGGCGAAGCGTTGGGGCGCGCCGGTGGTGCTCGACGGCAACGGCCCGGCGGCATGGCTCGCCCCGGCGCTCGTGCAGGCCGAGGTCGAGGTGATCCGCGTCAGGGCGGGCGACGCCCTCGCTGCGGCCAGCCGCTTCGCCGTGCTCGTCGACGAGGGGTGCATCACCCACCAACATGACGCCCGCTTCGACGTGGCGATCAGCTCGGCCGTGCGCCGTCGCTCGGGCGACCGCTGGGGCTTCGACCGCAACACCGGCGACGTGTCCTGCCTCGTCGCCGCCGCCCTCGGCGTGTGGGCCATCGAGACGACGCAAGTGCTGCAATCGCAGGTGTGGTGATGCGCCGCTTCGAGCTGCACCGCACCGTCGACGTCAGTGGCGTCTCGGGCACCGGCGTCGTCGCCGACGGCATCGTGTTCCCCGACGGCATCGCCGTGCTGCACTGGCGCGGCGAGTGGCCGACGTCGGTGGTGTGGTACGAGCGCGGCGTCGAGGCCGTCGAGCACATCCACGGGCACAACGGGGCGACGCACATCGTGTGGGTCGACCCGTGAGCGTCACCGCCGCGCAGTGGTGCATCTGCTGCGGGGCCGCTCCCGAGTGCGTCATCACCGTCGAGCGCAACGGCGTGCTCGCCCACTACGGCTCGTGCTTCGCCCACCTCCACCCGGTCGCCACGCGCATGCTGTCCGACCTGCGCGCCGTGGGGCCGCTTCCCCGCAAGGCCGACGACGTGATCGACGTCGGCGAACGAAAGGCCATCACATGAGCTTCGACTACGACCCGAACGACAACGGTGGCCCCTCGTGGGCCGACACGCTGTTCGAGCAGAGCTACCCGAACGCCGACATGGTGCTGCCCGACCCCGAGCTGACGTCGCTCGCCCCGGCGTCGATCGTCGCCGGGACGCCGACCGAGGTGACCATCACCGGCACCGGCTTCGTCGACGGCGTGACCACGGTGATCATCGACAGCATCACGCGGGAGACGACGTTCGTCTCCGACACCTCGCTGACCTACTGGGCGCAGGCCAGCTCGCCGGGGACGCAGACGGTCAAGGTCCGCAACGGCGGCGAGGAGTACTCCAACGGCATCGAGCTGACCGTCACCTGACGCGAAGAAGCCCCGGCACGATGGCCGGGGCTTCGAGGCGGGGGCGATCAGATCGACCAGTCGTTGAGGTCGCGGATGATGATGGGGTCGCCGTGGCTGGCGATCAGGTCGGCCTTGGCGGCCGTGTTGCCGTCGACCCACACGGCGACGACGCCGGGCGTGGTGGTGGCGTCGATCCGGCTGACGATGCCGACGGCGACGACGTGGTGGCCGAGGGCCAGGTTGCGGGCTGCGATGGTGGTCATGGTGGCTCCGTGGTGGTGGTGGTGGGGTGCCCGGCGAGCCGAGGTGTGCGGGGCGCTCGGATCGCTCCGTGGCTCGTCCGCACCGGACACTCGCCGGGCATCTAGTACAACGCCGACGGCGAGGATTCATTCCTGACTTACGTCAGAAACTTGGAGAATCTTCGCCGTCGCCGTCGGCCGTCAGTGCCTCGACGACCGAGCCCGCCGCCAGCTCGATCGCCTTCCAGAGCTTGACGACCTCGTCGTGGTCGGCGGCCTCGACGTGCTCGACGATCCATGCCGCCAGCGCCGGGTTGGTCACCTCGGCGGCCAGCCGCTTCGTCTCGCCGAGCACGGCCGGGGTCGGCGTGCGCGGTCCCCGCGGCTTGCCCGGCGTCTTGGGCTCGGTGTCCTTCGGCGGGTTGAGCCATTGCGACACCGCGGGCTGCGACACGCCGAACAGCTCGGCGATCTTGCGTTGCGACCATCCCTGCTCCGACTGGAGCTTGCGGGCGACTTCGGCTTTCTCCTCGACGGTGAGCTGCCGCCGCTGCACGTTGAGGCGCACCGCCCACTCCAATGCGTTGTCGGCCGTGGCCGCCTCGACGATGCGGACGTCGTGGGCGTCGATGAACGTGCGACCGTCCATCCGCATCGCCCGCAGCCGTTGGTGCCCGTCGATGAGCAGACCGTCGGAGGTGACGACCACCGGCACGGCGAGGAGCTTGGTCCGGCTGATCCCCTTCGACAGCGCGGTCAGCGCTTCGTCGTCGAGGTCGTTGAACGGCTGCACCCCTTGGTCGAGGAGGGTGGCGATCGAGAAGCGGGCTGGCATGGTGTCCATGATGGCACTCCTTATCTGGCGACTGATTGATGCCTACTTGATAAGTAGCTTATCACCTTGTGACCCGGAACACACCTTGCCGGCATGTGACTTAAGTCACGAGGGCACCTGTTGCATCCTGGCGTAAGTCAGGTTATCATGTTCTTATGACCACCACCGCCAAGTCCACTCCCGCCAAGCGCCGCACCAAGCCCGTCATCGAGCTGGGTGCGGACCTGAGCCCCGCCGTCGCCGCCATCGAGGCCGCCGTGCGGATGTTCACCAAGAAGTTCCCCGACACCCCGCCCGTCACCATCGTCGTCAAGCGCGACGAGCGGGCGTGGGGCCACACCACCGTCGCCAAGGTGTGGGGGCCGTCGAAGGCGAAGGCCACCGCGGCCACCCGCTTTGAAATCATGATCAGCGGCGAGAACCTGCGCCGTGGGGCCGAGGCCGTGGCGGCCACCCTGCTGCACGAGCTGGCCCACGCTCGCAACCTGAGCAAGGGCGTCCTCGACACCGACACCAACGGCCGTCACAACGTCAAGTTCAAGACAACGGCCGAGGGGCACGGGCTGGCGATCACCGAGGTCGGCTGGCACGGCTGGACCGGCACCGACTGGACGCCCGAGGGCAAGGTCGAGCACAAGGCGATCATCGACACGATCGCTCGTGGGCTCGCCAAGTCCGCCGCCGTGGCCGACGCCGACCTGAGCCACCTCCCCGGTGCGAAGGGCACGGCCAAGCCGAAGCCGGGCACGCCGGGTGCGCCCGGTGGCGCAGGCGTCGCCGTCGCCCCGCCGAAGCGGGGGAACCGGAACCTGCTCAAGGCGAGCTGCAAGTGCGGGCACTCCATCCGGGTGAGCAAGGGCGTGCTCGACACGGCCGTGCCGACCTGCTCGGTGTGCAACGAGCCCTTCGCCGTGGCCGAGGCGGGGGCGTGAGCTTCCCGGTCGTCCACGTCCTGATCGACGGGAGGGTGCTGTGCGGCGCTCCCCCGTCGGTCGCCACCGTGCCGCCTCGACAGGCCAAGCACGTCACTTGCAAGCGATGTCTCCGCAAGCTGCGGGCGCTCTGAGCGTCCGCAGCTTCGTCGCGTACCTCGACCGGGGGAGCGCGGCAGTGTAACCTCGTGCTCCCAGTGGAGCGAATCACCGGGAGCGGACTCATCGTCGCCGAGCGCGAGCACCACCGCGCCGCCTCTGAGCACCCCCAAGTGCCGCCCCGTGAGCACGTTCCGAACGCCAACCCGCCGGTCGGCTCGGTCGGCCCGCAGTCCTCGCCGCCGATGGAGCTGCCGATGACCGGGCCACGGATGCACGCCGACGCGTGGGACGGCTGGCCGTCGGAGTGGAACACGCCCTACATGACCGACGGCTCGTCGAGCGCCACCCTGTTCGCCAAGACGGCGACGGCGATGACCTGCGTCGACCTCAACAGTCGGCAGATCGCCAGCATGCCGGTCTACGGACTCAAGGGGCCGAAGCCGCTGCGGTTGCCGAGCTGGCGCGAGTCGCCCGAGCCCGAGCTGTACGGCTCGTGGTCGGAGTTCATGCACGGCGTGCTCAACACGCTGATGATCCGCGGCGAAGCGTTCCAGTACGTCACCGGCCGCTACGCCGACGACAGCATCGCCCGCTTCGTCAACGTCAACCCCGAGGCCGTGCGCGTCGAGTGGCTCGACGGGCGCATCGAGTACCTGCTCGACGGCTCGCCGGTCGACCGCCGCGACGTGTGCCACCTCAAGTACCAGAGCTACCCCGGCTACCTCCACGGCATCGGCCCGCTCGAATGGTCGGCCCGCTCGCTCGTCACCTCGGCGTCGCTGGAGCAGTACGCCATGCAGCTCGCCACCCGCGGCGGCGTGCCGTGGGCCGTGCTCAAGGCGCACCGCAACCTCGACGCCGGACAGGCCGAGGACGCGCAGAACCGCTGGGTGGCCGCCGGGATGCGCCGCGACGGTGCGCCCGCCGTGCTCGGCACCGGCTTCGACCTCCAGCCGCTCTCGTTCTCGCCGAAGGAGATGGCCCTGCTGGAGCTGCGCGAGTTCGACGAGCGGCGCATCTGCTCGGCGTTCGGCGTGCCCGGCTACCTCGTCAACGTGAGCATGGCGCAGGGCTTGACCTACACGAACGCCTCACAACTTTTCCAGCATCACTGGTCGACGACGTTGCGCCCGATGGCGAAGATGATCAGCGAGGCATGGAGCAAGTGGCTCCTCCCGCACGGCACCGTCATCGAGTTCAACGCTGGCGAGTATGTGCAGCCGCCGATGACCGAGCGGGCGCTCGCGTATCAGTACATGTTCAACCTCGTGGACCCCGTCACCGGACGGCGGGCCATCGAGGTCGAGGAGATTCGAGCCGCCGAGCGTCTGCCGCTCGGTCCGTGGGTCGAGGACGACCCCGTCGCGCTGGAGCACGCGCAGCGTGTCATCGGAGGGAGAACAGCATGAGCACCGACGCCTACTTCGGCCCCGGCTCGACGCCCGAGCGCGTCGCCGAGGCCATCGAGCGAGCCAAGTCGGAACGCAACCGCGACCGGCCAGCGACCTCGACGAGCCAGCGCGAGCGGTTCTTCCAGCGCATCGCCGAGGAGCGCAAGCGGGCCGAGGCTTCGTGATGCTGCGCTCATTCGACGTCACCCTCGAACTGTCGAGCGACGGCCGCGAAGTGTTCGGCCGCATGGTCCCCCTCGGCGAGGTCGCCCACATCCGCGAGATGGTCGACGGCGTCCTCGACGAGTACGACGAGGAGTTCCTGCCCGGCTGCACTACGCGCATGTCGCAGGCCGCGCACGCCCGCAGCTCGTGGGGGTGGATCGGCTTCACCCTCGACCACGACCGCAGCTTCGACGCCCGCCTCGGCTACTGCCGCGAGCTGGTCGAGGTCGACGGCGGCGTCGACGGCACCTTCCGGCTGTACGACGACCCCGTGCGCCTCGACAAGGTGCGCTCGATCCTGTCCGAGTCGCACAAGGGCATGTCGATCGAGTTCGTCGACGTCGCCCCGCCCGAGGTGGTCGGCGACCTGCGCCGCCGTCGGCAGATTCACATCTCGCACGTCACGGCGACGCCCGTGCCCGTGTATGCCTCGGCGCGCATCCTCGCGCTGCGCTCTGACGACAACCCCCTCGACGTCGGCACGCCGAACCTCGACCGGGTACGGGCGATGCTGGCCGAGGCTGCCGGTGTGTAGCGGCTGCGTCGGCATCACCGGCGGCATGCTCGACATCTTCGCTGCGGCGATGATCGACGACCGGTTCCTCGACCGGTTGACGCCCGAGCTGCGCGAGCAGATCGAAGTCCAACGATCGAAAGGGCGGCACCCCTCAGGAGGTACGCCCGATGCGTCGCATGTTGCTCGTCCTGTTCCTGCTCGTCACGCTGACGAGCTGCACGAGGGCGCAGGTCCGCGCTTGGCTCTCGTGGCACGAGACTGATCCCGCCGCCGCCGAGCAGTGGGTCATCGACCACCCGGCCGAGGTCGCCCCGCTCCAGCGAGCCGAACGGCTCGACCCGCCCAACCCTGGCGTAAGTCAGGACGACGGCGGGACGTGTGGCGAGTGGCGCTCCGAGGCAATCGACGCCGGGTTCACGGCCGAGCAGTGGCTCACCGTCCGGCGGCTGATGTACCGGGAGAGCCGCTGCCAGGAACGAGCGCACCACCGCGGCGGGGCGACCGGGCTGATGCAGATTATGCCGATGTGGGCCGATGACTGCGGCGGCTCCCCGGCCGACCTCTACCGCGCCGAGTTCAACCTGCGCTGCGCCGTCCACATCCTCGGGGTGCAGGGCTGGCAGGCGTGGTCGACGTACTGACCCCTTCCGTCCCCCGGCCGAGGGTGCTACGGTGCCACCCGAAGCAACGGCCACCGACGACGGTCGGTTGTACGGCACCCCGCGAGTCGAGCACCCCGCCCCGTGCGGCATCCTCGGAGTGCGGCACCCCGTGAGGACGCTGCGGACCACCAAATCCGTAGAACCGAAACAGGAGGTGCCCACCGTGGGCAACAAGTTCGCAGACCGGCTCCAAGCCGACATCGTCAAGAAGCGCGCCCTGATCGAAGGGCTCGCCGAGCGAGCCGACGACGAGAAGCGCGACCTCACCGAGGAGGAGATGGCGACCATCGAGGGCTCGAACGGCGAAATCGCCGGGCTCAAGCGTCAGCTCGACCTGCTCGTCGCCGACACCGAAATCAGCGAGTCGACCGCCGCCCGGCTGCGCTCGCTGGGCTCGGCCGTCGTCGGCCCCGAGTTCCACTACCGCTCGTCCGGCGAGCTGTTGTGGGACTGTCTCCACCAGAACGATGCCGACGCTCGTGGCCGCTACCTGCGGACCATGCGCCGGGCCGCCGAGCACATGGGCACCGACGCGGCGAACACCACGCCCGTCGCTGGCGACCTCGGTGGACTCGTCGTCCGTCCGGTCGTCGGCCCCGTCGCCGATCCCAACCCGCGGGGCATGCCCTTCGCCAACGCCATCGGCATGCGTGACATCCCGACGTCGGACGGCTTCGGGTTCTCCCGCCCGCACATCGTCGACCCCGGCTTCATCAGCGGGGTCGGAGTGCAGACGCTGGAGAAGGCCGAGCTGGCCTCCAAGGCGTTCACCGTGGAGGTGACCAACGTCGCGTTGCGTACCCTGGGGGGGTATTTGAACGTGTCGAGTCAGCTCCAAGCGTTCCAGCCGACCGCGTTGCAGATCATCCTCGATCAGCTCCGTCGCCGACTGGAGAACGCCATCGACACGGCGATGGTCACCGAGATGCAGGCGACCACCGGGCACGTCCCGCTCGCCGCCGGGGCTGACGCGGCGACGACGATCCAGGCGATCTACGACGCGGCCGCCGCCTACTTCGCCGTGACCTACGCGCTCCCCTCGTGGATCGCGATGGGGCCGCTCGGCTGGGCACGTCTCGGCGGGCTCACCGACCTCGCCGGTCGGCCGTTGTTCCCGACGCTCGGCGCAGCGAACGCTGCGGGCACCGCCTCGGCGACCTCGTTCTCGGTCACCGTCGCCGGGCTCACGCCGGTCGTCACGCCGGGCATCACCACCGAGGACTACTTCGTCGGCGGCTCCGAAGCGTTGGAGGGCTACCTCTACCGCTACCCGGTGCTGGAGGCCGTCGAGCCGAGCGTGCTCGGCCGTCAGGTCGCCGTCGCTGCGTCGATCGCCGGATACCGGCCGACGCCCTACGCCGACGCCGTGATCCGAGTCGGAGTCTGAGCCGATGACCGGAACCCGCACGCTGACGGCCGAGCTGGAGACGGCTGTCGACCGCTTCGCTCGTCGGCGTGCGGGGACCGCGCCCGACATCGTCCTCGACGACGTCGAGGGGCTGCTGTGGGGGGCGAAGGACGTGCCCCTCACGACGGGCGTGTGGCCGCTCGTCGAGGCGATCGGCCAGCCGTGGCGCTCGGGCTCGCCGTTGACGTGGGTCGAGACGCTGCCGCTCGTCGAGGGCCAGACGCTCGAAAAGGCGCAGCTCCTCGGGACCACCCTCAAGGTGTCGGCGAGCATGCCACCGGCGACCACGAGGGCCGTCTACGCCGACGTGTCCAAGCAGGTCGCCGCCAGCCCGTCGGCGCTCGCTGGCGTCATCGGGCTGATGGAGTCCTCGCTGCGAACCGACGTCGACCGCAACGTCGCCGCCAAGCTCACCTCGCTGTCGGTGGGCAACGCCAACGACCTCGCCGCCGCGCTGGCGATGATCGGCGGATGGCCGGGGCCGCGCCTCGTCGTCCTCGCCCCGGCCGCCAGCTCGGGGATGCTCGACATCATGCGCCTCGCCGAAATCTCGG